CGCCGTCATGCCGAGGTTGCGGATCGCGGTGAAGGTGGCTTTCTGCGTCATGGTCATGGTGTTCTCCGTTCGTTGCGTTACATGTTGCGTAACTCATACCTAGCCCATCGTTACATGTAGCGCAAGGGGCGACGTGAAGAAAGATTGCATGGTCAATGGCTTGGGCATGGGCAGGCAGGGGCGGCCCGTTCGAAAGGCAAGGGGGGGGGGTGGCCTCGAAGGGGGGCGGGGGGGGCCGGGGGTGCAGCCGAGCCGGCGGCCGCCAGCGGTGCCCACGCCCCTATGGGGCGCGTTCCAATCGCAGGTCGCTGTTGACATTTCGGCGCGAACGGATCACGGTCGCCATGTTCACTAATTACGCCCTGCCCAGGATCATCCTCGGCGGGGTTTTTTCGTTGGGGGTTCCGATGCGCAAAACTGCGGTGGTCCTGACGGCGGAGATTGCCTCGACCATTCTCGACCGAGTTGCTGACGGCGAGTTCCTGCGCAACATCTGCGCCGACAACCCGGACCTTCCGACGCGGGAGGCATTCCGGCGGGCTTGTCGGGCTGACCCGGTTCTCACGGCCGATTACGACCGGGCTCGTGGGGAGGCGGCGGACAAGTATGTTTCCGAGATCATCGACATCGCCGACAACGAGAAAGATCCGCAGGTTGCGAAGAACCGGATCGACGCCCGCAAGTGGGTGGCGAGCAAGTTCAACCCGAAGCATTACGGCGATCGCCAGAAGGTCGATGTATCGGTCAGCGTGGCCGACATGACTGACGACGCGATGAATGCCGAGCTGTTTGCTTTGGTGGGCGTCAAGATCACCAACCCCGAATAACCAGCACGAAAGGATCGTCAGCCATGACCGATCACTACGTCCCCCCGCCGGGCCAGTCCATCATGTATTCGCCGCCCCCGTTGGCGGAGGTTGTCTGGGCCTGCCCGGATGGCTTGTCCCGACGCGGCCCCAATGCCCCGAGCGCAGAGCAGCGGGCAGTCATGCAGGTGGTCTACGACGCCTCGGCCGACGTCATCGACGCGCTGCTTCGTGCTCGCGATCGTGGCGAGGACGGGCGCAAGGCGGTTCAGCCGCTGTTGCAGGCGCTGTCGCGTTCCCTTCTGCCGTGCCCGCCGGGTGTTGAGCGGGACGTGGCCGAGCGGCGTGTTCAGGCGCTTCACCGCTGGTCGTATGCTCAGCGTTCGAAGCGGGTGACGGATGCCGACGCGATCGAGCTGGCGACTGAGGCGTCGATGTGGGCTGTCCGGGGGATCACGGCATGACCGGCGATTTTTCGGCGTCCGGGTCTGTGATGGACCATGCTGGTGACGCGATGATTTTCGGCCTGGATGTCGGCCGCGGCGACGCGATGGCTGTGTTTCACCTTGCTCGCCAAGCGGGCAAGACGGGCATCATGCAGGCCGAGATGGAAGCGGATGTGGCGCTTTTCGATGCCCGCCTTCGGGGCGTCCCGACGCAAGGTGACGTCATCGCGGCTCACCTGCGCGTGGCAGCTGGCATTCGCAGGCGTGCTCGCACGGCGGCGTGCCGTCAGCGGCCCCGTTCGCTTGGTGGCCGGCCGTGAGCGTCGGGGACCGGAGCCGATCGGCGGCTGAGCGGCTGGGCCGGTGTTCCTGCGGCGGAACCTGCGGCATGTGCCGGCCCGTGGGCGACGCGCCGTCCTGCGGCATGGACTTCTCGGCGGCGCTGGCGCTGATGCGCGAGGGTGCGCAGTTGACGCGGACGAGCTGGTTTTCTGGCGAGCACGTCGAGATGCAGTTCCCGGACGTCTACAGCAGGATGGGCGCTCCCTACCCGTTCATGTCTGACGCGCACGATGTTCGGCTTCCGTGGCTCCCGAGTGCCGCGGACCTGATGGCGTTCGATTGGGCGGTGCTGGGGACTGAGGACGATTACCTTGGCCCGTGCGAGGCTTGCGACCCTCCCGAGGCGTCTCCGCTGGCCCGGCTGGCGGCGCAAGTTCATGCTCTTGAGGCGCAGGTCGACACGCTGAACGAGAACGCCCTTCTGGCCGAGGACGAGGGGTTGAACGGCCGCTTGGCGACGATGGAGAACCACGTCGCCAGGCTGGTCGAGATGGCGGATGAGGCGGCGGTTATGAAGCGGATCATGCCCCCGCGCCCGCAGCGAGGCCCGCTGTCAAGACCGGACCACGAGATGGACGCTTGGCGCTTGGGCCTCAACCGGCCGCAAGTCGTGGCGGGTGAGGGGCTCATGGGCTTCTCGCAGGCGTTCACGGCGATGTTGGGCGGCGCCCGCATTTCTCGCGAGGCCGGGCCTGCGATTGCGATCCTCCAAAGCCCTTGCGGAGACAAGACGCCGCAGATCGCATCCGGCAGTTTTGCGGAGATTGTTCGGCCGGTGCAGGCCATTTCCAGCCTGGATGTGCTGGCGACCGACTGGCGCATTGTTGCTTGATTGAAATTCCGGCTGCCACGGGGGCCACATGAGCTTGCCCGTCGCACTAGCCGGAATGCCACCCGAGGCGATCATGGCCGCCTTGGGTGGCGCCCAACCCGCTGACAAGCTGCGGATGCTGGCGATCCTTCGGGAGATCCGGCGCCGCGAGCAGCAGCGGTTGTTTTTCGACCTATACCCTGACGAGACGACGGTTGTAGCGGGGCGGCGTTTCCATGCTCGCCGCCTGTATCCGAAGCACCTCGAGTTCTTTCAGGCGGGGTTGAATTACCGCGAGCGGTGTTTCATGGCCGCGAACCGCGTCGGCAAGACGTTCGGCGCGGGCGGATATGAGACGTCGATGCACCTGACGGGGCTTTACCCGAAATGGTGGGTTGGCCGGCGGTTTGACGCTCCGATAGATGCGTGGGCCGCGGGCAAGACGAACGAGACGACGCGCGACATCATCCAGCTGACGTTGCTGGGAAAGGTTGTCGGGTCCGGGCCGGGGCGGAGCATGTCGGGAACCGGCGTGATCCCCGGCGCCCACCTTGGCAACATGACCTGGCGCGTTGGCATTGCGGACCTGATCGACACGGTTCAGGTCAAGCACGTTTCGGGCGGCTGGAGTTCGCTGGGGCTCAAGAGCTTCCAGCAGGGACGCGGCGCCTTCGAAGGCACGGCCAAGCACGCGATTTGGCTGGACGAAGAACCGGACATTTCAATCTACGGCGAGTGCATCATCCGCACCGCGACGACCGGCGGCATCACGATGCTGACGTTCACGCCCTTGGAGGGCATGAGCGACACGGTTCTGCAATTCATGCCCGGCAACGACTAGGATACCTCACATGGCGACGGTTAAAATCTCTGAGTTCAGCGGCCCCGGCCTGCTTGGCGGTCAGCTTTCGACGCAGGCTCCCGTGCTGCCCGAGCTGCGCGTGACCGTGCTGGACACGGCCTCCGTGACCACGCTGCGGCTGTTGTCGGGCACGGGCCTGATTGTCGTGACGAGCGACGAGGCGGTGGCCATGTCGGCCCGCGGCGCGATCAGCGGCGGCAACTTGGGCGTGACGATCGACCCCGCGCCCGCGCAGAATTTCTTCGCGGTGCCCGGCCCGATCGCCATCGACTTCACGGCGGGCTGACCCATGGGCATGATGGGCAGAATGAGCATGGGCGTGTGGCGCGGCGGCGGCGGGCTGGTCCCCATGCCTCCGATTGATCCGCTGGCGTTTTATGACCTTTCCAGCCCAACCTACATGACGCTGGACGGGTCAAACAACGTCACCGGCGTCACGGATCGGAGCGGCAACGATCACCATATTATCACGACCACGGACAGCCCGCGGTTCCTCCCCGCCGTCGATCATCTGCTGGGCGCAGTCGATTTCGGCGTAAACCAAGGCTATATGACTATCCCGGCAAGCGTCAGCATTGGGCGAAGCACTTCAACCATTGTTGCAATTTCACGCAAAACAAGAGGCGAAAACTTCCAATCGGGCCAAACTATGGTGACAATTAACAGCGGCGCGCTGTTGCCCATGGTGGCTCGAAACTCAAATGTCTGGGAATTGTTCACGGGGTCAGCGTTCCGGCCTGCGACTGTTGTCGGGCCGATTGACAACACCACGGTAAACTATGCAATTCTCGGTTCGTCGGCAGTCACTCTCGGCGTCGACGATGCTTTTGAGACGGTCGCGGCAATGTCTGCGGCGACAGTCACGGGCGGTTTTATCGGTCGCCACAGCGCCGCAACATATCAGTATGATGGCGAATTGGTAGCGGTCCTGATTTTCAACACGGCGCTGACTGCACTGCAGATGGACTCTATTCGCGCGTATGCGGCTACCTATTTCGGGGCGCCCACGCCGGGCAAATGTGCCGTGGTTATGTCTGGCGACAGCATTACCGCGGGCATTGGCGCGACCGGAAACGGCATTGCAAACAACGAGTTTTACTCTTGGCCCGCGCAAATGTTCGCCTCTTATCCGGGCACGGCCCGCCCCCAGGTAGCCAATCGCGGGGTTCCGTCTGATTTTATTGACACCACGGCGGCGTCAATGATTGCCGCGCTGGATAGGACCGCATTGGGGTCACGGCCTCGGGTCGCAATTTTTTCGTGGGGCGCAAACGATTTTGCTTTTAACGAAACCGCCGCGGGGGCAATTGCTGACATGAATACGGCGATGGCGGCGGTTCGGGCGGCGCACTCTGACGTGAAAATTGGCATATCGACAGTGACCAATGCAACGCGGTTCTCGGAAGCACAACTGGCCGAGCGGGACACCTACCACGCAGAGGTTCGCAGCCCGACCGTTGATGGGCTAACGCATGATTTCCACATCGACATGCAGGCAATCGGGGTGCTGTCCGACCCGACAAACACCACGTATTACGCGGACAACCTGCACCCAACGGCGCTTGGCTATACCGCCATGGCGGCGACGGCCAAAGCAGCCACTGACGCCTACCTGGCGACGCTGTGACGGCCATTCTCGCCCGCCTGCGGTGGCTGTCGCCAGAGACGGGGCGCAGCGCCCCGCAACCCCACGCCCTACGAACCGCACAGGAGGGCGCGCATGAGCTGGGCCGATAAATTCGAGGAAGCGTTGGTCGGGCTGATCTTCGCGATTGCCAGCTCCGCTTTGGGTTTGATCGTCTGGCTGGTCCGCCGCGTGCTCTACAACGAGCATCAAATCAAGCTGCTGACCAGAGAGGTTCAGACACGCGAGGAGCTTCGGGCGGTTGAGCACCGGGCTCTGATCGAACTGCACACAGACGTGCGCGAGATGCGCGCGGAGGTCCGCGAGTTGTCCCGCCGGGACTGATCCGGCGGCGCCGACACTGCGCCCGGCCGGCGCCCATGAACGGGGGCGCAAATGCCTGAAATCAGCAAGAGCCGCTACACGGTCTCGGCGGGCTGGAACGATGTCCCGCATTTGGACGAGGCGACCAAGCGCGAGCTTCTGAGTGCCACCCTGCCCCACCTTCGCGGGCCGCGCGCCCACGGCACGCCGTCGCTCGGAGCCGGGGCGATCTACCCGGTCGAGTGGGACGACATCACCGAAGACCCGTTTGAAATCCCGGATTACTGGCCGCGAGCCTATGCGCTTGACGTCGGCTGGAACAAGACGGCGTGCCTCTGGATCGCCTGGAACCCGGATGACGGATCAGCCCACGCCTATTCCGAGCACTATCGCGGGCAGGCCGAGCCGGCCATCCACGCCGCGGCGGTGAAGGCGCGCGGGGATTGGGTGCGCGGCGTGATCGACCCGGCTGCGCGCGGACGCCAGCAGGGCGACGGGACGCGGCTGATGGTCAGCTACCGGGCCGCGGGCCTGCACATCGTGCCCGCCGACAACAGCGTCGAGAGCGGCATCTACAAGGTCTGGGAAGGCCTGAGCACCGGAAAGATCAAGGTATTCTCCACGCTGCAAAATCTGCGCAAGGAATACCGGATCTACCGCCGCGACGAGCACGGCAAGATCATCAAGAGCAACGACCACCTCATGGACTGCCTTCGCTACGGCATCGTTTCGGGGCGGGGAGTTGCACAGGTCAGACCGTTTGCGAACGGCTTTGGGAACGGCGGGCGCACTGGCCCCGCTGACGGAAAGGCTGGATACTGATGCCTGCGAAAACTGGCTACGCTGACGCAACCCGCCTGCCCTCGCAGGTGCTTTCCGACCTTCACTCCGAGGTGAGCCGCCGGGTTGCCGGCCGGGTTGCGCTGGAAGAACGCTGGATCGAGGATCTAAAGCAGTTCCACGGCATCTACGACGAGGACACGCAGAAGAAGCTCAATGAGGCCAAGCGCAGCCAGATTTTCATTAATCACACCCGGGTCAAGACCAACGCGCTGGCGGCGAAGCTGTCGGACATGCTTTTCCCGACCGATGATCTGAATTGGGGCGTCACTGCGACCCCGGTTCCGCGCTTGACGAAGGCGGCCAAGGAGGCTGAGGAGCGCGCGCTGGCCGCTCAGCAGAACGCCGAGCAGCAGCAGCCAGCGCCCCAACAGCCCGCGCCGCCGCCGAGCCCTGACGCTGGCGCTGGCGAGGCCGCCGCGCCGATGGGTGCCGCCGCCGCCCCAATGCCCGCTCAGGGGGGCGCTCAGGCGCTGGTAGAGCACGCCGTCTCGATCACCGAGAAGCTGCGCCTTGAGCGCGTCGAGGCCGAAAAGCGCGCGTCGGCGATGCAGGACCAGATCAAGGACCAGCTTGACGAGGCACGCTGGCCCGCGCAGGCCCGGATCGGGATCATGGACGCCTGCAAGCTGGGCATCGGCGTGTTCAAAGGGCCGATCGTTGGCGCAAAGCGGCGCCGCGGCTGGGAGGTCGCCACCGGCGATCGGGCCGGGCCGGCGCAGTATCAAATGACGTGGACCCCCGAGGACCAGCCGTCCGTCAAGCGCGTCGACCCCTGGAATTTCTTTCCTGACATGAGCGTGTCGAATTTGGAGGACGGCGAAGGCGACTTTGAGCGCCACGTCATGAACCGGAAGGCGCTCCGGGCGCTGGCCCGCGAGGACGGCTTTAACCGGGACGCGATCCGGCGCCTCATCGCTGGGGGAAAATACACCGCTGACATCAGCAGCATGATGCGTCTCCGGGCGATCAGCGACGAATACGCCGTGGTCGAAAAGGACACGGTTTGCGTCTGGGAATACACCGGCCCGGTCGAGGCGCGTGATCTGTCGGCCCTCTACGGGATGGTCGGAGATGATGAGGGTCTGGCCGAGACCGACGCGATGGACGAGCTGGACGAGGTTCACGCCGTCATCTGGTTCTGCGGCGAGGAGGTGCTCAAGGTGGCGCCGCACCCGCTCGACAGCGGCGAAACCATCTATTCGGTGTTCCGTATTGAGCCCGACGAGGGCACCGTGTTCGCCCGCGGGATGCCCGCCATTCTTCGTGACCCGCAAAAGGCCGTCAACGGGGCCTGGCGGTTCGTCATGGACCATGGCGGCGCGGCCGCTGGCCCGCAGGTCGTTGTCGATAAATCGCAGGTCACGCCGGAGGACGGGGATTGGTCGCCGCGCCCGTTTAAAATCTGGCTGCGCAACGGCGAGATGTCGCTGAGCAACGCCAAGCCGTTCGACCAGTTTCAGGTGAACAGCGCGCTGGGGGAAATGCTCGCGATCGTGGACCGGCTGACGAAGGTTCTGGACGAGGTTTCCGGCAACCCCGCCTTTGCGGAGGGCGATCAGGGCGCCGGGGTGACGAAGACCGCGCAGGGCATGGCGCTTCTGACCTCGGCGGGCAACATCGTGTTCCGCAAGATCGTCAAGCAGTTCGATGACGACGTGCCCGCGACGCTGATCCGGCGCTTTGTCGATTGGAACATGCAGTTCAGCGACCGCGAGGAGATCAAGGGCGATCACACGATCATCGCCCGCGGGTCGAGCGTGCTTCTGGTGCGCGAGATGCACGCGCAGAACCTGATCGCGATGGCGGACCGCTACGGCACGCATCCGGTGTTCGGCCCAATGCTGCGCGACGGCGGGCTTCCGTTGCTGCGCCAGATCGTCAAGGCCCACATGCTGACGGCCGACGAAATCCTTTTGACCGACGACGAGTTCAAGAAGCTGCTCAAGGATATGGCGGAACAGGCCGCCGAGGGCGCCGATGGCGGGCTGGAGCAGGCCAAGCTGGAGATCGAGAAGGACCGCCTCGCCTTCGGCCGCGAGGAATTGGACGCCAAAATCCAGATGGCGAACATGGAGGCGGACGCGCGCCGCTATGTCGCCGACCAGCAGCGCGAGACGACGATGGCGACAACGGCGGAGAAATCCAACGTCGCCGAGGCGGCGCAGGGCTTCAAGCAGCAGATCGCCGTGGATGATCGGGCGAGCAAGGAGCGCGCTCT